CTGTATTCGCAGCAACCGCTGCTCTGTCCGTATCCGCTGGCGCTGCATTCGCTGGTCCCTACGTCAACGTCGAAGCAAACTCAGGTTGGACTGGTTCTGACTACTCTGGAACCGCCACAGACCTGCACGTAGGTTACGAAGGCGCTCTTGGTGAGAACGCATCATACTACGTCCAGGGCGGCGCTACTGTCGTATCTCCCGATGGTGCTGAAAGCGATACCGTTCCTTCTGGTAAGGCAGGTCTTGGTCTTGCACTGACTGATTCGTTGGGTGCATATGGCGAAGTTTCGTTTGTTGGTAGTGGCGATAGCGACATTGATCGTGGTTACGGATCCAAATTGGGTTTGAAGTACAGCTTCTGATATTCGATATAGACATATAAACATCTAGATGTTATACTGGGGGTGCGACGGCATCCCCTTTTTTTGTATATGGATTATACCCTACCACCACTTTGTATTAGAAGTATTGAACCCGCAGAAACACCGGGTAAAGTACTTGTAGATATGCCATCTCTATGGAGAGAGAGTGATGCACTAAAACCTGTAGAGCTTCATAAAGAAATAGTTGACTCTATTATGAGTGAACCTTATAGTGTTCCTATGTGCCCACCAGGATGGCCAAACCCTCCTCTTACTGAGACGGAATGAAAAAATACTTGCTAACAATCGTTACTCATCCAGCTACACATTACAATATAATTACTATTGGACTACTCATCACAATAGGAATGTTACATAATCACGCACACTATCAAATGAGTAATGATCCCGATGCATATGTATTTCAATGGTGTAAAGCAAATCCGGAACGATGCACTTATAGGCAAAGATAACTGAGGAATATTAATGATTAGTCCATACTATATTGAAGAACCAATTACTCAAAGAAAAATAGAAGTTCCTGAAGAAATATTATATTACTGTGATAACTTTACATATGATGCTGATAGAGATGATCTAAGGTATATTGATTGTGTGTATATGCATATGGGTGAATATGGAAATGATCCAAAAATGCTAGAAGAATTAAGAAAATCAGTAAGACCTATTTTTGAATGATGAAAAAAAAGAATAAAGAATTTGCTGAAGATGCAAATCTGTATGATATGATTAAAATTCTTGAACAAAGAATTATAGATCTTGAAAGTTTTAATCAAATTCTAACTCGTAAGATCGGTGAACTAGATAGTGAAGTGAATAACCTACAAACTAATGAGAATTAATCTGTGGTACTCTAAGAGTATGTCTCAATGGAGATGGACTCTTTCTGAAGAGTTTAAAAATGGTAAAACTAGATTAGAGCAACATGCTGGACAACAATCAGAACTGCGTGATGCTATGGAAGATGTTGCAAAAACTGTGGAGTATGTGATAGAATTAAAAGGTAAGGGCGAATAACTCAGCGGTAGAGTGTCTCCTTTACACGGAGGTTGTCGGGGGTTCAAATCCCTCTTCGCCCATATAAATAATTAAAAAATTTCTTTGAAGTAGAGAAACTTAATTATAAACCAATGGAAAATATTAAAGTAAGATGTCGCTCTTGCAATAGAGAGTTGGAGGGTCATCCAACTAAAACTGTCTCGTGTGGTTGTCCTAATATGGCTACTATTCGTGGTGATAGAATATCTGCAGTTGACTTGTCGCATGTTGTTATGTTAAACTCTGCAAAGGTTAGTATAAAATCATCAATTTTTTCTAATCAAGATCTTGAATTTCAAGAGGCAAGACGTAGACGTAAAGTTCGTAAATTAAATTTTGAAGTACGGTGAAAAAAGTTTGGAAAATTTGGAAATATTCTTTAGGGAGTTTTTCTGATGAAAGAACAAAAACGTATGATAATTACGTTGCTATAATACGTTCTACTATATTTGTTAGTTATCTTATTACCAATTGTTTTATTATTTCTGGTGTTATAAGACACTGGAATAATGTTCCATATGGAGAGAGTCCGGTTGGTCGAGGACACCGCCTTGAAAGCGGCTGGAGGTAAAACTTTCGCAGGTTCGATTCCTGTTCTCTCCGTGCATGATTACATAAATAATCAAAAAAGTGTAGATAATGAGTATCCTCAACGTTAACCAGATACAACCAGTAGGTGGAGGAAATACTATTACAGTCAGTGCTTCTGACGTTAATTTTTCTGGAAATATTTCGGTAGGTTCTAATTTTATTGGAATAGTAACAGCATCTACTGCTACTGTTGCTACGAATGCACAGGGATTAACTGGAACACCAGACATTACTGTTAATAATATTCAATCGGGTGTTGTAACCGCAACCACATTTATTGGTGATGGATCTGGATTAACTGGAGTTACTGCATCTGGATCTGGTATTAATATTAAAGATAGTGGGACTACAGTTGGTGTTGCTGCTACTGTAGATTTTGGCACTAATTTAAATGTATCTCCAGCATCTGTAGGTATTGTTACGGTTACTGTAGGAGATACTGATTTTGAGATTGTTGATAAGATTGTTCATACTGGCGACACTGATACTGCCATTAGGTTCCCTGCTGCTGATACAATCACTGCAGAAACTGGTGGATCGGAAAGACTTCGTATAACTTCTGATGGTAAGATTGGCATCGGAACTGATAATCCCATTGATGAACTTCACATCAACAATAATAGTGCGAATGTTAATTTAAGATTAACTCGTGGTAATAATGGGGCAAGAATTACTGGTTCAGATGGTGTATCACCTGCTATTATATTTGAAACCATAGCAAGTGATGTAGGAACAGAAAGACTTCGTATCTATTCTGATGGTCATGGTAAATTTAATAATGGTGCTATCACCAGAGTATTAGTAGTAGATGATGATACCCCCAGTGGAACCTCGCAAACATATACGAGTATTCCTTCATGGGCAACAAAAATTACAATACTATTTGATCAGGTCAGCACCACTGGGGGATCAGAACTGCTAGTTCAATTAGGAACTTCTGGTGGAGCAATTACATCAAATTATGATAGTTCATCTAGTAATTCATCAGGTGGTACTCTAGAAACTTCAACTGCAGGATTTGTATTATATGTGAGTTCTGGTGGTTCTTCAGAACTTGTGGGAAAAATGGAAATTCAAAGAGCAGGAACATCAAAGAAATGGATTTCATCTCATGTAATGAAAAACAGTGGTAATACACGAGATGGAGCTGGAGTTCTGACCACGTACTCAGGAACCATAGATAGAGTTGTTGTGACAACTGAAGGTGGATCTAATACTTTTGATGGGGGAGCCATTACAGTTTACGCTGAGGCTTGATAAATAATACGCCTAAACCTGTTTAATTCGGAGGATTTTCCTAATGGCACTTACTGAAAGATTTGAAAACGACAAGATTGAAGTCGTTGGCACATATAAAGCTGTACAAGTTCGTAGAGCAGAAATTATTGAGAAGGATGGTGTAGAAGTTGCACGTTCATTCCATCGTCACGCATTATCGTGTGGTTCTATTGATGAGAGTGATAACTTTGTAGATACTGATATCAGTGGAGAAGATGCTGATGTTCAAGCAATTTGCAATGCTGCATGGACACAATCAGTGAAGGATGCTTATAAAGCAAATTTAATTGCAAACAAACTAGAAGGATCATAAATATAAAAAAGTCTTTGACAGATGGGTATCCAGATAAACGGGCAGACTGATACTATTAGCGCAGTTGATAATAATTTTTCTTTAGCGGGAAATGTTAGTATTGGTGGGACACTCACTTATGAAGATGTGACGAGTGTAGATGCTGTTGGTTTATCTACATTTCAGGCAGGTATTCAATTAGATGATAGTATTACTCATCTAGGAGATACAGATACTGCAATCAGATTCCCTGCTAATGATACAGTCACAGTAGAAACTGCTGGTAGTGAGAAAGTTCGTGTAACTTCTGGTGGCAATGTTGGCATCAATACAATACCTACCATTTATCAATTTGAAGTAAATGGTGGAACTGCAAACACAGTCGCTTCTTTTGAATCTACTGACGCAACTTCCCGAATTCTTTTCAAAGACAATTCTGGCGAAGCGATGGTTGGGGCTGTCGGTGATGCACTTACTTTTTATACCTCAACAAATGCAAATGAAAGACTTCGTATAACTTCTGATGGTAAAGTTGGTATCGGCACTGACAATCCAAATAGAAAATTAGTTATAAGTCAGGCAAATAGCACAGCATATAGTGGAACTGATTTTGATCAGGACTATCACGTATTAAAACTCAATAACTTCACAGATAGTAAGACTGTGGGGATGCAATTCCTTATTGGTTCTAATGGTGAAGCAGCAGTGACTGCCACAGAAACAAGTGATGGTGCTACTGATTTAATCTTTGGAACAAGAGGTGGAGGCACTAGAACAGAAAAACTTCGTATAACTTCTGATGGTAAAATTGGTATAAACGAGATAAGTCCATCCGCGATTTTGGAAGTTAAAGGTGCTGTATCTGCTGGTTCAGGAAATAATGAAGACTTGCAGCGATGGAACATAGCATCTGATAATGTAAAAGCTGAAATTAAATATATTGATACTGCCGCCGATAGAGGCATGTTATTTGGTACAACTACTGATCATATTTTATCATTTCAAACTAATAATACAGAAAAACTTCGTATAACTTCTGATGGTCACTTACAAATTCGTCGCGAAGGAGTAGGAAACGCAAGTGGCACCGATACACGTCACACACGTTATATTGTTAAACAGACTAATGGTCAAGAAGCAATACTTGGTAGTGTATTTGCACAGGGTAAATCCTCATGGGGCGGTGATTTAGTTTTTGCGACTAAACAAGCAAATGCTAATCCTTCTACAGGATTAACAGAAACGATGCGTTTGAATGCTGCTGGTCATCTAAAGATACCAAATCAACCAAGATTTTCGGCTTACGGTGGAGCATCGCAGGTAAGTGTCGGAAGTGCATATAAAATTGAGTTTAACACCGCTAACGTTAATGTTGGGGGAAGTTACAGTATCTCGAATGATAGATTTACAGCACCTGTTGCTGGGGATTATTATTTTATGTATAGAGTTATGGCAGGCACTACGAGGTATTTAAGATGTCAATTTAGAGTTAATGGATCTAATGTTTTAGACCAATTTTTCTCAGAAAACGTAACGTATGCAAATAATGTTGGTGCCATGACATACACATTGTCTGCGGGAGATTATGTTGAAGTTTGGTGTGATGTGCAGAATAATAGTCAAGGAGACCTTCACGGTGGTTATCGATGTTTTGTTGGTCACCTCATAGGATAATTTGCAATAAATAAAGAAACCATACAATTTATATGAAATGTCCAACTACACAATTACATTAACCGATACTGAGAAAACGGCAATGGAGTACATTGCTCTTGATGTTGATGAATGGATTACTAATGCAGCAACAAATCGTGCTCGTATTGCTATTGATGAAATTATTCAATTAAATACTGCTCACTGTAATGCCAATTCAATTGCGATTGCAGTTGGTAAAGATGCACAGGTGGCACAAGCATTAAGTCTTGGTGTCATTGATAAGGCAGCAGATAGATCAGAACCAGAAGAATAGTTATAGTTGCGGATAATTCGGAAATAATTTAATATTTCTTTAATGTGTGTTGTGACATAAACATATTTTTGCACGTTAGAAGTACTGAGTAGTATAGCTAGTGATGTAGACAATAACTTTCTACCATGCATTCTGAAGAATACTCAAACTGGGTAAAGATCAAGAAAACATTTGAAGAATCTGGAAACACTGATAATTACTTTTATGTTCGTGCTTGTGCTATAGTGGATGGGAAACCAGACCCAATAGTTAATTTATCTAATGTCAAACAAGATAGATAAAACTTTGCCAGCACAATATATCACTCATATTGAGTGTCAGGAGATGATCGATGATGCCATACGAAAACATAATCGTAATGCTGGAATTATCAGTATGTGTGTTGGTTGGGTTGTTCTCGCACTTTTTGCTGAGGGTTTACTTCGACTCATTGGAGTCATAGACCCAATTTTTCCCTGGCTTAATCTCACAATAAAATAATTTATCACATATAAAATATATGGACAACTTTACAGAACAAGAAATTGAACTATTGATCGATGCTGTTTGGATGAGACAAAGAAATTTTATTGCAGGTGATAAAAGATTTATAGAGTATGGTGATCTTTTAGATCAATTTAGAAAGCAAAAACCAGAATATATTCCGGGACAATACAGATGACTTTTGGACACATTCTACTTTGGGTATCGATCCCATTTGTAATTCTTACTATAATCTTTGGACTTTATAGGGGTGAAAACTTCTATTACGAGAGTGATGACTATGATGGAAATGGAACAGCACATTAAAATGCGTTATGATTTTGCTATGAGTGCATTCGCTAGAATGTATGGAGTAAATCATGTAATGAGTTCATCTGATATTTCTAGATTTTGTAAGAAGTGGTCTGAAACTGAGGGGCAAGAAGTACCTCACGGAACTATAAGTGAGATTAACTTTTACTTTTTAGATCTTTGGAAAATCTGGGGAGGATATATATGACCCACATCGCACTCAAGGCAGCACACTTTGCTGCTGCCACACTCAATAATCCCTTTGGAATTGGAACACTCAGTCTTGCATTGATTGTTGTTCCAATTTTTGGTATGCATCTGGTTCACAAATATGGTTGGCAGCACTGGGCACCATTTGACAGAGGGCACTAGAGGTAGTATAATATATGAGTTGAGAAATCAACTGCGGTGCTTCCCTTTGGTAGGTTCAGGAGCAGCGGCGATAGGAACCTGCTTTTACTTGACTACATAATCACAACACTGTATAATACACAGGTAATCAAAACGGACAATGGCACTGACTGAAAAATTCAAGACGAAGGATTTGGATACCCTTCGTACTGCTGCAAAAGGTGAAATTTTCTTAGATGTAAAAAGCCCGAAATTATTTAAGAAAGTTCGTAAATATTATGAATCTAATGGAGTAATTTTTTCTGGCGATCCACTTGATGATTATGAAATCTTGATGGATTGTCTTTATTCTGATCTAAAAATTTCTGTTGAGGTTGCCTGATGAATGTTGTACAAAAACCAACTGTTCTTTTAGAACGGTCTCCTTATCGTTATATCCAAGTTGGCACTTTGGAAATTAATGGTAAACCAGATTGTCGCATTCAAAAAGCAGATTCATATACCGGTCGTTACCGTGATATGTATCTTTGTGATAATGAATTGCAACTGATGACTGCTATGGAAGATTTTGAATATACCAAATGGTTAGATCCAGATGGTGTTCCTTGTTATGTTACAGACTCGGTATCGTCTCAAAACTAGACCTGGTGGAGTCATTATGACCCTCTTATGAGTTTACGGCATCTCTCAAATGCCGTTGGTGCGGGTGGGTTACTACCGTCCAGTTTCTTGCTTCTGGTTAAAGAGCAAGTGGCGCGGCATGGCAAGACCCCTATAAGGAGAGTTGCATAAACTCTCCTTTTTTAGTATAATACATACTATGGAAACAATTGTAATTTATGTCTGAATATAAGAAAACTGCACTAGTGCTTGGTGCTGGTGGATTTATTGGTTCACATATGGTTAAACGTCTACGTTCCGAAGGATACTGGGTGCGTGGTGTAGATCTTAAGAGACCCGAGTTCTCCAACACAGAAGCAAATGAGTTTGTGCAAGGTGATTTGCGAGATAGAAGTTTTGTTCGCCGTTGTATTCGCACCACTGGTGTCAATGGTGGGTTCTATGCACAGATTGTAGATAAGTTTCTCTCACCTTTTGATGAGATCTACCAGTTTGCTGCTGATATGGGTGGAGCAGGATTTGTATTCACTGGTGAGAATGATGCAGATATCATGCACAACTCAGTGTCTATCAATCTGAATGTTCTTGAAGAACAACATTTACTTAATTTAGATAAGGATGTAAATACGACTAAAATTTTCTACTCTGGATCTGCTTGCATGTATCCTGAGCACAATCAACTTGACCCTGATAACCCAGACTGTCGTGAGGAATCCGCATACCCCGCAAATCCAGACTCTGAGTATGGATGGGAGAAACTCTTCAGTGAGCGTCTCTACTTTGCTTACAATCGTAACCATGGCATCCCTGTTCGGGTTGCTAGGTATCACAATATTTTTGGACCAGAGGGCACCTGGGACGGTGGAAGAGAGAAGGCACCAGCTGCAATCTGCCGTAAAGTCGCTTACCTCCCGGAGTCAGGTGGAGCAATCGAGGTGTGGGGAGATGGGTTACAAACTCGTTCCTTCCTGTTCGTTGACGAATGCATTGAAGCAACTAGAAGAATGATGGACAGTGACTTTATGGGTCCTGTGAATATTGGTTCTGAAGAGATGGTTACCATTGATCAACTAGTTGACACTGCTGCTAAAGTTGCAGAGAAAGAAGTTACTAAAATCCACATTGATGGACCTCTTGGTGTTCGTGGTCGAAACTCGAATAATGATTTGATTCGTGAGAATCTTGGTTGGGATTATTCTCAAACGCTTGAGGAAGGTATTCGTAAGACTTATAATTGGATTAAGGACCAAACTGAAAAATGATCTTATATGTTTATCTTCAGGGCGGTCTGGGGAATCAAATGTTTCAATATGCTGCCGGTCTTTCTGCATTGAAAGAGTATCCACAGTTTACTGATTTGAGGTTGGATAGTTCTTTTTATAATAATCAGGAAAGAAAGATTATTGTAAATGGATTAACAGGTCGTGGTTTTGATCTCGATTTATTTAATATTAGATATAATATCTGTGAAGAAGCACCTGTAGGTGCTACAATGCTTCAAGGATGGTTTCAGAATCTAAAAGAGTTTCAAAATGTTGAAGATGAAGTGAGAAAACAATTTACTTTTTCTAATTCATTTTCTGAAAAAATTCAACATCAATACGATCATATTATTAATCATACCAGTCATACAGTTTCAATCCATGTTAGACGTGGTGATTTTATTAATAACCCTACTGCTCTTGCACACAACGAACATATGGGTTCTGAATACTACCGAAAAGCAATGGATGTAATGGAGAATAAATATGATAACCTGACATACTATGTTTTCTCTGAAGATATAGAATGGTGCAGAGAAAATATCAAAAATGATAAACATCCCATTGTTTTAGTTGATGATAACCTTGCCGGAAACAGAGATACAGGTCATTTTTATTTGATGCAAGCATGTGAAAATCACATTATTGCTAATAGCACTTATAGTTGGTGGGCAGCGTTCCTAGGAAACTCAAAGGTAACGATTGGACCTAAGAAGTGGTTTACAAATGAGAGTGAATCTGAGATAATGTTAAGTAATTGGATAAAACTATGAAAGTTACAGTACTTGGATCAAGTGGACAAATTGGTGCATATCTAACAGAATACCTTACAAAAAAAGGTCATCATGTTACTGAGTTTGATATTGTAGAAAATAAAAATCATGATCTTACTATTATACCAAATAATGACTTAGAATGTGTCATTCAAGAATCTGATTTTGTATTTTTTCTTGCTTTTGATGTAGGTGGATCGCGATACCTAAAAAAATATCAGCATACGTTTAAATTTATCGATAATAATACTCGTATGATGGCTAATGTTTTTCATTATATTGAAAAGCATAATAAACGTTTTGTATTTGCCTCATCTCAAATGAGTAATATGAGTTACTCTCCATATGGAGTAATGAAGCGTGTTGGTGAATTGTATACGAAATCACTAAAAGGACTTATTGTTAAGTTCTGGAACGTTTATGGAATTGAAAATGACCTGGATAAGTCACATGTCATTACTGATTTTATTTACAAAGGTTTTGATGTTCAGGATTATGCTGAGAGTTACAAGAATTTTGATGGAACATTTAAAGTTGAAATGATGACTGATGGAACAGAAGAGAGACAGTTTCTTTATGCCGAAGATTGTTGCGAAGCATTAGAAACAGTAATGGAAAACTATACTGATTTTAAAACTGAAGATCCACTTCACATCACATCCTTTAAATCTACTACGATTAAAGAAGTTGCATCTATTATTACTGGATGTTTTTCTAGAATTGGAATGAATGTATTATTTGAACCTGGATTGGCAAAAGATAATGTTCAAATGGATAAGAGAAATGAGGCAGATACTTTTATTACCGGATGGTGGATTCCTCAAACATCTCTTGAAAAGGGTATCCATAAAGTATTTGACCATATGAAAGAAGAACTTTTAGAGCATCAAAGTCTTCATTGCACATATCAATGGTTAGATAGTAGAACGGAAATTTTGCTAAAAAATTCACATTTACCAACACATAGTGATTAAATGACTAAAGTAAGTACAATTACTCCTTGCTATAATATGGCAAGATATATTGAAGGATTTTTAGTAAATCTTGCCGAGCAGACTCATGAAGATCTTGAAGTAGTATTAGATCATAACAACCCTACTGATGAAGAGGTTGCTATGGTTCAATCATATAATGAAATCCATGATAATATTTTTCATATTAAAGTAGATGGTGTTGACCCAATCGGCACTTCTATGAACCGTTGTATTGAAAATGCATCTGGCGACTATCTCTGTATTTGGAATGTTGATGATCTTAGAACACCAGATTCTATTGAAGTGATGGCAAATACCTTGGATGAAAATCCTGATGTTGATTTTGTTTACGGTAATTATTATGTTGTTCCTTCTTTCGGATCAACCCAAGGTCAACTGATTGATGAATCGGGTAAAGAAGAGTGGTTAAAGATTGGAATGATTCTTGGTCCATTCTTTATGTTTAGAAAGTCTGCTATTAAAAAGGCAGGTATGTTTGATGAGCAATTAGTATCAGGTGCTGATTATGATCTCGCAATGAGATTGGCACGTTGTGGCAAATCTATGCATATTCCTAATATTCTAGGATATTACTTGAATGAGGGTATGGGTGCAAGCACTCGTCCTAATAGTAAACAACCTCTTGAAAGGACGGTAATTGAATTGCGTTATGGTGTTCGTATTTTAGAGGATAGATTTGTTACTCAAGCTCAATCTGAATATGATATTGAAAACATTATAGTTGATGGAAAAAAAACTTTAGCAGTGAGTTATACAAATGAAAAGTGATTTATTAAAATCTATAATTGAGAGCACCGCAGCAGATCCATATATTAAATGGAATGATGAATCTCTCCTTGAAAAAATTAAAGATGACAATGTCTATAACGTTTTTATTTTCAATAAGGATGGAAATCATGGATATTTCTCATTACTTCATAATCTAACTTCAAATCTTGATGATGATGGAATTGTTGTTGAGTTAGGTAATCGTGAAGGACTTGGAATCTTATCAATTTACGATGCTTTAAAAGAAAAACAAACATTATATACTCTTGATATTGTTGATGATGTAAGATTTATTAATGATAAAATTCATAATGATGAAAGAGTTCATATCTTAAACGACTTTGATGCTCTTGATACTCAAAGAATTGTTGATACTTTTGAGGAAAAAAGTATCTCTATGATTTTTATGGATACAATTCATACATATGAGCAAGTTTTAATGGAATATATTACTTGGAAACCATATTTAAAAGATGATTGTATTATTTTAGTTGATGATATTCGTCCATCAATGCCTGGTAGAACTAAGTGGAGATTTCATCAAGACTTTGATATTGATAATAAGTATGATGTAACTGAGTGGGCTCATAATGATACTGGATTTGGAGTTTACATGCGATGAAAGTTATTGGTATTCTCCCGTTTAAGAATGAGGAAAAGTTTCTTCCAACATATCTTTCAAATGTTCAACCTATTTGTGACGAGATTATTGCAGTTGATGATCATTCAACCGATAACTCTAGACAAATTATGGAAGATGCTGGTGTTATTGTGAAGGGATATGATGATACAGAAAAACTGAAAGGTGGTTGGACTTGTGGTTTAATTCGGCAACATTTATTCCGATATGCAAGAGAAGCAGGTGGCACTCATTTTGTTTGTTTAGATGCAGATGAAACTTTTACTTCAAACTTTGTTCCTATTGCAAGAGACATTATGTCTCAACTCAATCCTGGAGAGAAAGTTTATATGCAATGGTTAGCATTGTGGAAAAGTTATACTTCCTATCGTGATGATCATACTGTTTGGAGTCGTAACTTTAAAGATTTTATTGTTGCAGATCATCCTGATCTAGATTATTCTTATGGATATATGTGTGAGGGAAGAACAATTGGACCAAATAATGATGATACTTTAAGGAAACTTGAGGTTGAGCATGGTGCAGTTCTTCATTATCAATTTTCATGTTTTAACAATTTCTTATTGAAGCAAGCATGGTGCCAAGTTGGAGAACTTGTTCAACAGGGACCTAGTGCTTTGGGTTCAATTAATAGTAAATACAGTATTTGTTATCAAGATCAGAATGTCGGTATGCGAGAGATGCCTTCTGATTGGATTGAAGGCGTTCCAGAACCACCAGTACCAAATTTTGATTTGGATTGGAATGAGGAAAATTTCTTAAGAGAAAATCTTCTTCCCGATATCTATAGACATTTTGATGAGTATGGAGTAGAATACTTCAGAGGTCTGAACATCTGGCAGATCCCACAACTCAGCGAAAGACTTAATGGATAAAATTAAAGTTGCTTTTATAAAATTTGGAGGGATGGCAAATGGAGGTACAGAAAAATATCTTCAAACCATCGCAGCACATCTACCCAAAGATATCTTTGAGGTAGATTTTTTTTATTGTGATGCTGCACCTTATATTGGATCAGACTTCAAGCATATTGATACCTGCCCAACCCGTGTTAAGTATTGTGAGGAACATGGTGTAAATCTAATCAAATTTAACGTTGAGTTTAAGGATGTAACTAGACCAACTCATGATTGGATAAACACTAACTTTTGGGATGTATTCAATGAAGAAGATTATGATGTGATTCAAACCGGAAGATCTGGGCATCCAGAGTATCCTTTCATTCTTATTAATAAAACTCCTATCATTGACAGTATTCATCTTGCAGGAATGGCAGAGAATAAAAAAAATGTTGCAATGACTATATTAGTTTCGGATGAACAGAAGCAACGTTGGATTACTGCAGGTGGTGATTCTAATCGTTGTATGGTTATTCCGGTTCCTGTAGAGGTTCCTCATAAAACGAAAGATCAACAATCTTATTGTGAAGAATTTGAATTAGAAAATAAATTTGTCTTTGGTATGCATCAGAGGAATGATAAAAATATCTTTTCACCAATTCTACTTGAGGCATATGACGAGATAGAATCTGATGATACTGCTTTCTTAATTTTAGGTGGAAGTTCAAACTATCGCAAACAGGCAAAAGATCTTAGATTAAATAACGTTCACTTCTTAGATACTACTAGCGACGTTAATTTAATTCATAAGTTTCTGAATACGTTGAATGTCTATTCTCATGGTCGTTCTGATGGTGAGCAGTGTTCTAGTTCTATTATTGAAGGACTTTCGCATTCTCTTCCCGTGATTAGTCATAGTGCCCCAAGTATGGGTCAAGTTGCACAAATTGGTGATGCAGGTAAGGTTGTTAACACTTATGATGAGTATGCTGATGTAATGAGAGACCTTTTATCTGACGATAAATATTACAAGCAATGTTCTGAGAATGCTGCTAAAAGATATAATATGATCTATAACGTTGATTCTATTATTGAAAAATTTATTGAACTTTATAAAACGGTGACTAATGTTTAATCTAGATTCATATAATAATCATAATTCTGAATATGTTCAGAATGAAGCATTTGAACGAGAGAAAGAAGGACATCTAGAACATGATTTAGAAAATTTTAAATTTCTATATCAAGATGATCTTCCTCATGGCAATAATCTTGATACCCATACGTTCACTACTGCAGTTGATATTGGTGCTGGAACTGGATGGTTTGCAAATTATCTTGTAAACCATAGAAAATATACTAAAGTATATGCTATTGAACCATCACAAGCAGCAGTAAATATCGCACAAAAACTTTATCCAGATCAGAAAAAAGTAAAATATATTGTTGGTTTTGCCGAAGAAGAACTCAATAAATTAAAACTTAGGAAACCAGCATTCTTTTCTACGATGTGTGTTTTAGCACACTTGTGTGATGAAGATGTTGCTGATATTTTAAAGGCAATTGATAAAGTTGCTCCAGTAGGTTCTGTATGGTCTGCATCTGAACCTTGGGGTGATGAGTATCATAGAGATTGTTGGCATATTCGTACACCACAATGGTGGTCTGATAATATGGCAGATTGGGAGTTTGAGTTTTATGCGGATTATGCTTTGACTGATCCTTTAGGTAGACATAAGGGATTTACTGCTATTAAATCATGAAAGTTTTAATTACCGGCGGTGCGGGGTTCATTGGTTCTCACACTGCAGATCGTCTCTTAGAGATGGGGCATGAAGTTCGTGTACTTGATTACCTAACAAAACCAGTTCATCCAGAAACTAAAAAACCAAAATATCTTGATCCTAGAATTGAGTTTATTCAGGGGGATGTTACTTCTAAAAGTGTCTTATACATGGCACTTAATGGCATTGATGTTGTGTATCATTTTGCAGCATTTCAAGATTATCTTCCACAATTTTCTAAGTTTGTTGATGTAAATATAAAATCAACTGCACTTATCTATGAATTGATTTGTGAATGGAATTATCCAATTAAGAAAGTTATTGTTGCTAGTAGTCAAGCAGCACTTGGTGAAGGTCTTTATACTGATATTAATGGAGATAAAGTTCTACCTGATATGAGATTGGAGGAGGATTTGAAGAATGGTATTTGGGAACCTAGAACTCCTTCAGGATTTTCTGGTCCTCTCTCATGGTCAGTTACACCAGAGAAATTTACCAATCCTCAAAATCCATATGGCATGAGTAAGATTTCACAGGAAATGTTTGCTTTATCTCTTGGTAAGAGATATGGTATTCCTACGGTTGCACTTAGATATTCTATCGTTCAAGGATCACGTCAGAGTTTCTATAATGCATATAGTGGTGCTTGTCGTATTTTCTCTCTTGCATTTCATCAAGGTAAAGAACCACCAATCTATGAAGATGGTAATCAAATTAGAGACTTTGTGAATATTCATGATGTTGTAGATGCAAACATCATTGCTTTGGAGAATGATAAAGCAGATTATGAAATGTTTAATATTGGTAGTGGAGTTCCGGTAACAGTAAAAGAATTTGCAAAAGTTGTTGCTGGCACTTATGGATACAATGATTATGAACCTAGACCTTGTGGTAAGTATAGATTTGGAGATACTCGTCACATCTGTTCTGATATCACTAAGATGCGTAACCTTGGGTGGAAACCTACGAGAAGTATTGAGGATAGTGTGTTAGAATATAAGGAGTGGTTGGATTCTGCTGAATCTGTTAATGATATTGTTGAATACTGTTCTAAGAAAATGCAAGATTTAAATGTGGTGAGGAGTATCAATGATTAATCTTTTCTATGAAGAAGCATATTGGGGTCATGCATCCAGGATGAATGGACCTAAAAAAGTTGTTCATAATCTTGTCGAATCATTGGAACAAGAAGGAATTCCTTATGCGGTGAATGTTGAAGAGTATGATAGAAACTTTCTAGTTCAATATGATTGGACTGGACATGTAAAACATTCTAAATTAACTCTAGATCATTGTGTAATCGGACCACAAGTTTGGGTTTTTGATGAGCATGTAAAAGAACTACAGCAGAATCCTCACTACTACAAATCTATTATTGCTCCATCACAGTGGGTAAAAGATTTATTTGTAAGTAAGTTTTCATATCCAGAAAATAAAGTTGCTGTTTGGCCAGTTGGTATTGAATTGCCTAATATTCAACGTGAAGAAAAATATGATTGCCTTGTTTACTTTAAAAGAAGGACACGTCAAGAACTTGAAAAAGTTATAAGTTTTCTTGATAGTAAGCAACTAACATATAATATTCTTGAATATGGTTCTTATGAACCCGAACAGGTTAATGAATTAGCAGCACAATCTAAATTCTGTTTTCTTTTGAATGGAACTGAGAGTCAAGGAATTGCTGTTCAAGAAATTATGGCATGTGGAATACCAATGTTTGTCTGGGATATAACAGAGTGGAATGATCAAGGAGATCAATATCAAGTTCCTGCAACTTCTGTTCCATTTTGGGATGATGCATGTGGTGAACGTGTGTTTGATTCTAATTTTGATATGACATTTGACCAGTTTTATAGTAAACTAGAAGAATACAACCCACGTAAATATGTGGAGGAAAACCTTTCCTACAAGCAATCAGTAAAAACATTAATGGAGATTTTCGATGCTGCTTAGTTTCAGACTTTTAAAGAAAAAATATAAGATGAACATCAAGGGCATCATCCATATTGGTGCTCATTTTGGACAGGAGATTCCAGATTATATTGATTGTGGTATTCAAGACATGGTTATGTTTGAACCACTAGAAGAGAATTTTAAAGTTCTTGCTGAAAAAGCAAAAGATTTAAATGCTAATATTGTTGGACATCAAGTTGCTCTTGGTCCAGAACCAGGAAAAACAAAGATGTATGTGAGTGATCATAATCGTATTAGTAGTTCTATTCTTAAACCAAAGGTTCATCTCACACACCATCCAAATGTAAAGTTTCCAGAAACCGAAGAGGTTGAAGTTAATTGTTTGGATAATTATGATTGCTTCAACTATAACTTTATTAATATGGACGTTCAGGGTTATGAACTTGAAGTTTTAAAAGGTGGTAAGAAAACTCTTGAGCAAGTTGATTATGTTTATTGTGAAGTAAACCGCGATGAGGTTTATGAGAACAATGCTTTTGTTGAAGAGTTGGATGAGTTCCTTGCAGAATATAATATGGAACGTGTAATGACCAGCTGGGAAGGACAGATCTGGGGCGATGCTCTTTATGTAAGGAAAAATCTACTATGAAAATTTGTATTCTAACTATTGCAACTAATAAGTATATTCAGTTTGTAGAAAAACTGTATACTGATATTTCTGAAAAGTTTCTGCCTGGTGCAGAGATCAACTGTCTTCTGTTCACTGATCATGAAATTGAAGAGGCAGGTGACAATGTTCGGATTCATTATATTGATCATGAACCTTGGCCAATGCCCACTCTAAAGCGTTATAACTACTTTGTGAAAGAAAAGGATTTTATCCTGGAGCACGATTATTGCTTCTACTTTGATGCTGATATGCGGATTGATAATCCAGTTGGCGAAGAAGTTCTTGCGGATGGAGTTGTTGCTACTAAGCATCCATATCAATCATTTAATACTGTGATGGATATGTCTTATGATCGTAATCCCGATTCACTAGCATATGTTCCTATGGGACAAGGAAATACTTATTTTGCTGGTGGTTTTAACGGTGGTAAAACTGAGAGTTTTATGGAGATGGCAGAAGTTATTGCCAACAATGTGAACAAAGATCTTGAGAAAGGTATTGTTGCACTGTGGCACGATGAAAGTCATATGAACCGTTATCTTATTAATAATCCTCCAGCACTAGAGTTGACACCAACCTATTGCTATGCTGAAGAATTCTATGGAACTGATTATCCATACGAACCCAAAATCATTGCTTTGAAAAAAAATCATAATGAACTTAGATCTTAGAGAAGTACCTTTTTACTATATTAATCTTGATGATGCAGTAGAAAGAAAGGAGAAAACAGAATCTCAATTAAAAGAACTTGGAATTAAAAGTATCACAAGAGTTCCAGCTATTCGCCATAGTTATGGTGCTGCAGGAACTCCAAGATCTATGCTTAAAGTATTAGAACTTGCACACAACGGAGAACCCTTTGTGATGATTGAAGATGATATTGAAGTTAAGAGATGGGATCCGATCATTAGTATCCCTGAAGATGCTGATGCATTTTACCTAGGAATTTCTGGATGGGGGAGAATGAATTCTCACTCTGGACCATTTGTTCAATGGAAAAGAATAACTGATGATACTCTTCAGATTTATAATATGTTGAGTGGACATGCAATCATGTATATTTCTGATGCATATATTGACTTAGCAAAGCGTATCTCATATCATGCAGGTTATAATATTGAGGATCATGTAGATATTGGATTTGCCGAAGTTCAACGTTGGCATAATGTATATGCTTTTGATGACCCATACTTTTATCAAACAAGTTCTGGCGGAAATCAAACAGTAACTTATAGTCCTCTCTCTGAACAACAATCTATTGAGTGTATTACTTACATGAAACCATTTTATCTACCGCAAAGAGTTGTCTGATGTATATCGCACATTGTCCCCTAAGGATATCCCTCTTTGGGGGATCTACTGATAGTCCATACTTTGTTGAAAAATATGGATACGGATCTGTAATTAGTTTCGCATCTAATCTTAAAACCTATGTAACTGTTGGTAGAGATTTATTTGGTGTTA